GGCCGGTGCGGCTTCGACGTTCACGGCGGGCGCGGGTTACACGAAGGGCGCCACGATCAACGAAGCGAGCGCCGACACCTTCTACACCATGGCCGAGTGGGACGAAAGCGCACCGACCGACGGGGTGGCGGATATATCGGGCACCAACTCGGGCCGCTGGCTCGGAATCACGGCAGAGATCGAGGAGGTCAGCTCGCTCTCGATACCAGTAGCAATGCACCACTACACTACTATGAGGAGACGTTAAAATGGCACGGTACGAAGACGCAGCACAGGCGAGAGAATTGATCCAGTCCGTCGCGAGCATCAACAACGCGCTCGTGGGACAACTATCCCGCATCCAAGGGATTAGGTCGAGGCTCGCCGCGCAGACCCAAGGCCAGCGCAACATCGTGATTGCAGCGGTGGAGGATATGGGCTACGACGCGGCTCAGATCCAGGCGATCCTTGCTCAATGGAACGCGGTGGATACCACCGCGAACGTCCAAGGCGTGGCAGTCGTCCCAAGTCCTTAAATGCAACACCGGAGAGATAGACCATGAGATGGCTCAAGCAGTCCACAGCGTTCACGTTTAGGGCGGGTCCGTTCGTCGATTCGACTGATGGCGTCACGGCTGAGACGGCTTTGAGCATCGCCCGGGCCGACATCCAAATCAGCAAGGCCGGGGGCGCGTTCGCTCAAACAAGCGCGGCCACTCCGACCACGACGCACGACGCGGACGGCTGGTATCAGTGCCCGCTCACCGCAACGGACTCGGGGACGCTCGGCCCAATGACGGTGCAAATCACAATGGCCGGGGCGTTGCCGGTGTTCGAGCACTTCGTCGTGGTGCCCGCGTTGGTCTACAATTCGGTCGTGGCTGGCACCGACAACCTCCAAGTGGACGCCATCCAGGCGGCGGGCGTCGCGTGGGGTTCCGGTGCGATCACAGCGGCGTCGATCGCCACGGACGCCATCGGATCGGCGGAGCTTGCGGCCTCAGCAGCCACCGAGATCGGGACCGCTGTCTGGGCCTCGGCCACGCGCGTCTTGACCGCGAACACGAACCTCAACGATCCGACAGCCGCGACGGTCGCCGCAGCAGTTTGGAACGCTCTCCAGAGCAGCCATGTCACATCCGGTAGCTTTGGGGAGATCGCGACCGAGATCGCCGCGATCCTGCTCGATACCGCCGAACTCCAAACAGACGACGTGCCTGGGCTGATCGCAGCCCTAGACGTCCTCATCGACGCAATCAAAGCGAAGACCGACAGCCTCACGTTCACTTCCGGCACGGACCTCGACGCGAATGTACAAAAGATCAACGACGTGGTGATCACCGGGGATGGCGGAATCGCGCCATTCGACGTGGCTTAAATGGCTGGCGTTGATCTTGGTCATGCTTGGGGACCAGCGGTGTGGGAGGAAGGTACGTGGGCAACTGATGTGTGGGCTGCTCCTACGCTCTACACCCAAAGCGCGCCCGCCGTCGTCGCGGCAGTCGCAACCCTAACCGCATCCAACCTATACCTCCAAGCATCCGCAGCGGTGACTTCCGCCGTCGCGTCGATCGCGAAGCAAACGTCTAAGGTGCTTGGTGCGGATGTCCTCGCGGGCGCGGAACTTGTTCGCGCAACCTCGAAACTCCTCGCAGCGAATGTCTCCGCCATCGCAACCCAAGGCGCAGCAACAGCTTACGCCATCGTCGCCGCCGCAGTCGTCTCAGCGGTCGCAACCCTCACAACTCCCATCTCCTTCGCCGTGGTCGCGGCAGCGGTTGGCTCCGCCACCGCCTCAGTCACCCGCGCAACCTCCAAGCGCCTTGCCGCAGTCGTCTCCGCCATCGCGGCCCTCACCACCGACCCACCTAGCATCCCAACGATCGTCACCGCCACCGGACGCTCCATCGTCACCGCATACTCAGCTCTTGTCGTCATCTACCGCGACCTAGTAACAAGTGACGTCGTGAGTCCCCCAGAGATCAAGGAATAAACCCGCCTCGTGAGCATCTTCGCCCGCATGACCGAACTCCTCAAGCCCGCTCCTCCGCGCGCAACCGAAGCGGACTTCAAGCTCCCCTACTCCCTAACCGCGCGCGAGTGGGAACTCCTCAAACTCCTCACAACACACGACGGCTGGGCTTCGTACCAAAAGGTGCTTGACGCCATCTCTAAATTAAAGGGAGAAGTCCTTCTCCAAAGCTCCGACGAACCAGTCCTGCACCACACACGAGGATTCGTTCACGGCCTCCGTCAATCGGCCCGCGCCATTGACGACATCGCTCACGCCGAGCGCAAGTTCATTGAATCAAAGGACGCACGAAACAATGTCGGAACACGACCAAGAGATCGAGACTCCACCTTCTTCGGAACCCCAGGATGGCGAGGAGTCAACTCCAGATCCGGTTGACGTCGCACCTCCGCGTCTTCGAGGTTCCGACTTCCGCTACACCGAAGACGACGACGTTCCGTCGTGGGCGGTGGGTAAGACAGCGGATGAAGTCCTCAAGATGACATCCGAACTCTACTCCATTGTGGAGTCCGGCTCAACCAAGACCCCTCCAACTCAGGACGCGCCTTCCATGCCAAACGCTCCGACTCCGCCTTCGGGTGGGGTTGACTCGAACTTGCTCTACTCAGATCCAGCCGAGTACACCCGCCAGCTCACCGCGTCGATCCGGAGCGAAATGCGCCAGGAGATGCAGGGCGCAGCGCAACCCATCACGGGTGGCATGACGTCGATGGCGAGGCGGCAGTCCAAGACGGATAAGAAGTCCATTTGGGACACTTATGGTCCCGAGGTAGAGGCGGTCATGGCAAGCGTTCCGGTGGCGAACCACGGCAACGTAGACCTTTGGAACCAAGCTGCGGATATCGTCGCGGGCCGCCACGTCGAGGAACTCGCCCAGCGCCGCGCGGAGGAACTCATGAAGAAGTCCCGCGACACGGGTATGATCTCGGGCGACGGCGCCCCGTCAAGCACCCACGTTGGGTCCTCGCGCAGCCCGATCCAAAAACTCGTCGACGAGAAGCACCCCTCGGTTAAGGGGTTCCTTGATGATGGAGTGGATGCGCGTAAGGTCGAGTCCCACGCGAAGAAGATGGGACATTCGCCCGAGTCGTATGCGGAACTCTTGGCGAAGCGCGCCGCGCGCGTCTAACCCCAGGACTTCCCCCTCCCGTTAGATTAATCCTAGACACGAACATATACTTCAAGGTTCAAATGTCCAACTTCAAAGATGAATCCCCGAAGCCATAAGCCACTCATGTTCGCAGATGAGCGGGTGGACGCGGAGAAGTTCAACCCCTCGCTTCATAGAGGTGCGTTGGACCCTTCGAGGATTCCGGGTTACTCCGACATCGTGCGTGCGAACGAGATCGAAACCGCTGACGACCTCACGTTCCGCAACGCACACCGGACGAACCCCAATATCAAAACCAAGGAAGACCTCTACGCCGCGTTGGGTACTTCACCCCGCGCTCTCGACGTGGAGTTCGCTTGGTTGCCCGTTTCGGGCGCAGCCGGAGCGCGATCCTCGCACGTCGATCGCGTCTTGGACTCGTATCAAAATCAGCAAGGCTTTCGTCTAGCCACCTCAGACGACTTGTACGACCGGGGCTTTGGGTTCCCGCCCTCGGGACGAGTAGCCGAAGACGGCATGATCCGCCGGGGTCCCGACGTCGCACTTTATGTGCGGTCAAGCGAAGTCGCTCGTATGTGGCACGAACACACCTTCCGACAGCAAAAGGATCGCGAAGGCGTTCCTTTCGATAGGCTCTCCACCGATGGGGGGTCCACCGAGGCTTGGTCGGAACCTGTTGAACAAGAAACCGTTTATGTCAAACACTAGGAGAACCAATCATGCCTAACGGATTTTGGCCCGCCAACGGTCCAGTAAAGACCGACACGCGGAAGCCGGGTTCGGCGTTCTCTAAGGGTGACTTGCTGGCGTTGGATTCCAACTCGTCCCTTTCGAGACTCAACCCTTATGCTGTGGCGGCTGGCTCGATTTATGCCGTTGCACTCGGAAGCTCATCTGACTCCATTGACGGTAAAGTCACCGCGCAGATCGTGGAGCCTTCGTCGAATTGGTGGGTGAGGGTGGAAGCTGGAGATGCACTCGTCACCGGAACCGAGAGCGGAGTTTCATTCGCCGTCGCTTCGGGCCGATACTTCACCGATGGGTCAAGCACTACCGTCTCTGTGGTTTGCGTTGAAGGAACGGACCGGATCGACCAGTCCGTACAGTCAAAAGCTATCGTGCGTTTCAAGTACGCTGATAGCGAACTCGACCTTAGCTAAAGGAGCTAAATCATGGCTGCAACGATGAATGAGTTCCGGAGGCTTGCAGATCCGGACCTGGATGAGATTTGGTTTGAAGATGACGAGATGTACGCTGAGCAGTATTCGCGCATCTTCAACGTGATCTCGATGGACAAACTCTACCGGATCGAGGCCGAGATGGCTGGCTTCGGGAGTCCGATTGAAATTTCTGGTGGTGGCGACGTAACCTACGACGAGGCGATCAGCCCTCGCGAGAGGCGTTATGACATCGCCAAGTACGGCCTTGGGTACAAGATCACCGACAAGCTGTGGATGAATGACATGTACGGCGAGACGAAGAAGTTCGAGTCTGCGCTGCGCACGGCTGACCTTGATCATACCGAGGTGTACTTCTTCGCGCTGCTTGCGAACGCCACGAACACCACCGTCTCGACCGGCTTTGACGGGCTTGCGTTGGCGTCCACCGCGCATACCCGGATGGATGGGGGTCCCGCCCAGGCTAACCGCCCGACGACCCTCACAGCTCTTTCTATGACCTCGCTTGAGGATGCTGCGATTGCGTTCACCAAGTTCAAGGATGAGCGTGGTCGCCCGATCGTTTCGACGCCGAGAAAGCTCGTGACGGGATTGGATCTTGTGCTTGTGGCGAATGAGTTGATGGGGAGTCCGATGAACCCCACGACTGCAAACAACGCCACGAACGCCGTCAAGAATGTCTTCCCGCTTGAGGCTGTGAGCACCCCGTACATCACCAGCCCGACGTTTGCTGCGTTGGTCGGGGACCGCCATGACATCAACGCGGGTTGGAGACAGCGCCCGAAGCAGGACTCGAAGGTGGACTTCGAGAGCGACACCATCAAGCGCAAGACCGGGAAGTGGTTGTTCCGTGGTCATGGACGCTGGCATGGGTTCTACTTGATCAACTCGTAAGACGAAGACGCGCACGGGGAGGAGTCAACACGGCTCCTCCCCAAGCCGTTGCACCTAACTCCCCTCTTGGGGAAGGATAAAGAAGATGGCAAACTCCAATCGCACGACTAATTTTGGTCCGAGGGTTTCGTTCTCGACCACGAAGTCCGCTGCGGGACCCGTTAGCGTCGAGTTTGAGGGCGTCGCCGCTGCGAAGTTTTCGAACATCACCACAGCTTCACCCACAAGCGCGTTCATCCCGGATGGATTTCTTTCGGTTGTTTCCCACTCTGGGAACTCTATGGTACTCGCACTTCGTTCAGGCGTGACTACTTATCAGTTTAACAACATAGCTGGTGAGGTACTCTAATGACTACGTTCCGCTTTGATTTGTTTGCGGACGTAGGGAGTGACGTTACGTCCTCGGTTTATCTCGTAGCGGATGCGGCGGAGTTGACGCTTGATCTAGATGTGGACTCCGCAACCACCGTCACAATCCAAGGGACGAACGCGCCTGGGTTTCAAGTTGCGTTCGTTGATGATGACTGGAGTACGTTGACGACTCTTGCGGGTGTAGCCGCCAACACCATGTACAACATCGAACCGGGCTTTAGGTTCGCTCGGGTTCTTCGCGAGACGGAATCCTCCGCGTCTCTCGCCAAGGCTACGCTTGCTGGACGCAACGTAGTTTGGGGGCGCGGATGAAGAACTCAGCACGCATGATTTGGGAGTTGATCTTCCCTAAGACATCTCCACCCAAGCAATCCAAGGTCGTCCACATGACCTCGGATATGAACGTAACCATCTCCGGAGGTCGCTAATGGCTTCGTCTAATTCATTCGCGGCCTACGCGCTTAACTACGGGTTCGCCGCAAGTTCTTGGGATACGCAGCCCATTTGGATTTCTCTCCACATCGCAGACCCCGGCACGACCGGCGCGGACGAGTTGTCCAACGCGACCTATTCTCGCGAGACTTCTACCTTTGGTGCGATCTCCACCGCGACGTCCGTCATGACGAATAACTCCGTCATTACGTTCAACACGGATGGGAATGGCGAAACTGTGACGTATGCCGGTGTGTGGTATGGGGCGAGCACCGGGACGTTCCTCTTTGGGGGTGCGCTTGGTACGAGCTTCGCATACAACAACGCAGTCACTCCGGTCTTCGCAGAAGGAGCACTTAAGCTGCGCGCCACTTGATCCTCTAGGTTAAAACTAATGGCTTCTAACTCAGGTTGGAATAAGGATGTTCCGAGTGGACTTTCCGCGATCGCCCTTGGGGATGACGCGATCCGCTCCACGAAGTCCGCGCTTCAGGCGTGGTTACAAGACGAGCATTACGTCACGGATGGCTCCGCGAACAGCGCGGGCGTCCACAAGTCGGGGAGCGCGAGGGCTTTCTCGCAATCCGCTGAGCCCACCGGAGTAGCCCCAAAGGGTCAGCTCTGGCACGACACGGATGACGACGGTCTTTATGTGTTCGACGGGACCTCGTGGCAGCTTTTGACGAACGCGATTTCCCTTGGCGCAACCCAGACGTGGACCGGAACCAACACCTTCTCATCCGCCAACGTCTCCACGTTGACGGCGACTAAGGTTGTGATTCAACCAGCCGGGGGTGATTGGAACATCTCCGGGTTAACAACTGGTCAGATAGTTTTGGGCACGGACATCACACTCGCGGCTGACGAGGATGGATTTCAGTTCTCCATCCCTGCATCTGGACTTACGTATGGAGATCCAGTGGTTGTGGGTATTCAAGACAACGATGGAGCTTCGACTCCGGATGTAATGGCTACTGCCCAAGTGGGGGATGATGGAAGCGTGGGGGTTATTGCTCATAACGTTGGCTCAGTTTCCCGCGTCTTGGCATCCGGAACCACCGTTCGCTTCGTCGGCTTCATGTCCTCGTGACCCAAAAGGCGCGGTTCACGCCTTATATCCCTAGACGCGCTAGGGGTACCCAGACGGTGCAGTTTCAACCCCTGGGCGGAGTCCACGGAGGACTCCCCAATTCCGCCGTCCCTAACGAGTACGCCACGGACGCTCGTAACTTCTACCCAAATCTCCACGGCTTCATCGCGCCCCGCTCGGGTCTGTCGCAATACTCCGCCCATAGCTTTAATGGTCCAGTTTTGGGTGCTGCGGAACTATTCGACATCCAAGGGAAGTCGTGTGGGTTCGCGCCCTCTAAGGTCAGCTTCTCATTCTTGCATCCCGAGAATCAAGCGTGGTCAGACTTGTCTTACGTCCCTAGTACGATCACCGCTTTTCGCGGAGCCCCTTCGGGCATAACGTCGGATTACTTCCGCACCACCTCGATCTACGACCAGAACACCGAAGCGTACATCGCGGTCACTTCGAATAATACCAACTCCGCGAAGTTCTTCGAAGTTGCCTTGAGCACCGGGACTTATTCCGACTTTACATTCGCGAATGTGCTCGCCTCGACCTACGCCGCGAAAGACCTCTCAAGCATCAACGACCGCCTTGTGTTCTTCAACGTGCTCACGAGTGACTCGACGCGCTATCCAACGCGTGTTCTTTGGAGTGCGAGGGGCGATCCGAAGAACTTCGAGATCAACTCGGGTGCGGGCTTTGAGGATCTTATGGACATGAAGGGCGAGGGTCAAGCTGCGATCCGCTATCGCGACTTCCTCCTCCTCTTCACCGATCAAGAGATTTGGCGCGCAACCCCAACCCTGGACGCCTATGCCTTCCGCTTCGACCGAGTAGTGGATACCGTGGGGTGTCAGTATCCTAAAACCGCCGTCGCCACCACAAAGGGGGTGATGTTCCTGGGGAGGGATCGTGAGGTTTATATCACGGACGGCGCGTCTATCGCACCTCTTGGGCCGATCGGAGCGGAAGGTCCGTCTCGCGTCAAGCGCATCTTGGAGGATCAAGGGATTTTGCTTGACCGCGCGTGGGCTGAGTTCAATCAAAGTGAGAACCGTTATGAGTTGTATTATGTTGCGGCGGATTCCCCGGATGGGTTTCCGAACCGAGCGTTGTTCTACGACATAGCGACTAGGAGTTGGTGGCCGCAGCTTTTCTCGGAAGGATTCTCATCGGGTGTGGACTTGAATGATCCAGCCCCGATCGTGACGTGGGACGAACTCAGTGGAACGTGGGAAGACTACATGGCTGCTTGGGATGACTACGACGCCCCCGCTGGTACTCGCACGGTGAACTTGTTCAGTGCGGGCGCCTTGGGGCTTAGGTATCGCTCGGACACGACGAATGACAACGGCTCGACGATTGACGCTCGGTGGCGTTCGAAGGGATTCGCGAATGGGATGCGACACGTGCATCTAACCGAGGTGTGGATTGGAAGTGAGGCTGATGCCGCCTCAAACGCAAGCGTGTTCATGGGGAACTCTCACGTCGTGAACGGGTTCGATCCGGGTACGGAGGTTTCCTTCTCGACAGGCGGTGAGCACATCTTTGTACCGACTTGGAAGACTGGATCTGCGCCGGACTTCGAGGTGCGCATCGCGGACGGCGGTCAGCCCCGTATCAATCACTTCTCCGTCACGCTGAAAGATGCGTCGAAGTTTTGATCCATGTCGATTAGACCCAGACGCATCCCGCGCCCTCCGCCCTCGGATGATCCCGCGCTAGCGAGCTGGATGAACGAAGTCACCGAGGCGTTCAATGGACTGCCTATCTCGGTCTTCTCGACAGCGGATGGCCCGAATGCGTCCTTCGTCACCGCACCCCAAGGGTTCATCGGGATCGAGATAGGTTCAAGTGGGACCCGCTTCTGGGGCAAGGAATCCGGCTCAACCTCGATAGGTTGGGTTAGTCTCGTAACTACTTAGGTTCACCGTTCATGAACTACGAACTCGTCCCATTCATGCGTGACGTCTCCCGCGCTGAGATCCTCTCGAACCTCCAACGCAAGATCGCCTCGACGGACTCGCTCTTTGCGTCGAACCTCGCGGGGTGCGAGGATGCGTGTCTTGACGAGGACCGCTCCATAACTGAGATGTGCGAGTCGTGCCAAACTCGCCTCGTCATGGTGGCGCGGCAGCTTTCGGCACCGGACGCGCGTGTTTGGGAAGTCTGGCGTGCGGACCTAGACGACACGGAACTTGTTGGGGTGGTCTACTTCTCGGACGTAGTGCGGGGCGTAGATGCGACAGGGCATTACGTGTTCTTCGATGATCGGCTTGCGGACAAGATCGCGGTGCTTGAGGAGGCGATGGCGGAGATGTTTACGCCTACGGACTCGTGGGGGGGCGTTGCAAGGCTTACGATTGAGGTGCCCGCGCCGTTCGTTGCGCTTGCGCGACATGCCCACGTCAAGTTAGGGTTCGGCGGAGACTACCACTACACCCTTGCGGGTGGGAAGCGCATCCGGATCGAGGGGCGCAAGCGCAACGCAGTCAGATGGAAGGATGAGCTTGTGGACTTGTTGATTCTTGGGAGGGAGCGGGACTCCTAGGACTTAACTCCGCCGCCTCGTCCTAAGAGTATACTCCCACAGCAGCTTTAACCTTTCGAGTACGCTCATCGAGCGCCTCCTTGAGCATGTTGGGTGTGATGGCTCGCTTTCCAATATGGCCGATGACGAGTCCGGTGTCTACGTAGATCGTTCCGCCCGCCGCCTTCACCGCGTCGCAAAACCCCGAGTCCTCACCCACGGGTGACTCGATACCTCCACCTTGGCGTCCAGCCTCTGCGAGGAGCGCATCCCACGCCTCACCCGAGAGCACGTTCTCGCCGTGGTGGTGGATGCGGGAGAAGTTGTCCACCTCGCGGAGCGCCTCAACGGGGCGAATCCCTAGACGTGTGCGGAACCAGGGAGGGCCGAACTTGCGTAAGATGCGGGGCTTGACGAGAAGTGCGTGGGCTCCGGTGCGGATGACGGGAAGCACCCCTTCGCCGGGGAAGTGAGGTTCCCAGGTTCCCGATCCGGTGTCGATTGTGGGAAGATATGGCGGGGACTTTAGTTGCGCGTAGGCTCCTAGGACGTCCGCATCCGCGTGTGTGACGAAGGCGACGTGGAGCATCCGGGCGAGAGCATCCGGGGGGATCGGAGCGGCGTCCGCGTCGAGTTGGATTACGAAGTCGTAATCGTGTCTTAGGGCGTGGGCAGCTACTTCGTCACGTCCGTGCTCGACGAGAGTGGCGGAGAACTTGAGCCACTCGACGTTGACGAATCCGTGCGAGATGCACCACGCCCTCATCTCCATTAGGTCCCAAGCGAAGTTCTCCTCGACATGCCCAGACGTGACGACCGTGGCGACGAGGCCGCGCAGTCCTTGGAGGTGTTCGGTGACTTCGGAACTTAGGTCCATGCGTCAAAATCCCATGAAGTAGATGTGCTTGGGCGGGTCGGGCGAGTCTACGCAATATGGACAAGGCATGACGAAGTGATCAAGTCCGGCGTAGTCGAGCCAGGACTCAGCACCCGCGCGGATGATGTTCTCGACGTGGGGGTAAAACGTACCCCAAGTGGTGCCGTCGCAGTTGAAGCATGGTTCGCGGAGCGGGGCGGTCGCAGTTGAGTTCATTCGTCGTACCTCTTCACGTCTAGCACTCGGATGAGCATGTTCTTGGACTTCCCTTGGTACTCTTGGACTTCCCACCAGAGGGGGAAGACGACGTTGACTACGCGGCGTTCCCCAACGGAAGTCTCGCGGATTGCATCTTCGATTTCGGGCAGCGTGGGGAGCGATCCAACTCGTCCCCGGAGGTACTCGCGGTGATCTTTGAGTCCGGCTTCCTCAATTGGTTCGATCATGATCGAGACGTGATCTCCGAACGCCGCCCGCGTCGGACGCGCGGGAGCTTCCTCAAGCCACTTCTCTAGGCGCCCGAGGTCCGAGGGACGATAAAGGTGAAGTACGTCCGGCCATGCGTCGGCCCAGAGTTCTACGTGGTTGCGCTCAGCATACACGCAGAAGTGCCGATCCTCCCCCTGCCACATGCCGCCCGAGGGGAGTCCGGGAACGAGCGGGAACCACCTCACGCGCGCGAACACCCGCTGGCGAATGAGAGTACACGCGCCAAGTCCTCCAACGCGCATAAGATCCATCCCGTCCAGGCGCTTGAGGAACTCCTCTTGGGTTACGCCACGCCCCGCAAACCCATAAGGGTGCGTCATCCAGACTTGCGGGAGATCGGGCGAGTCTGGAGTCCACTTAGTCCAAAAGACCGCGCTCGTCACATCTCGATCTGAGTGGATGAGGCTTGCGAGCGTCTCCGGCCCAAGCACAAGATCGGAATCCACGAAGAAGACCCCATCGTAGGACTCCGATCTTGCGATCTCAAGCAAGCGTTGCTTCTCGCGGGCGAGCCAGGCGAAGGTAGGTTCGTTCCACTCGTGGGTCGTCTCAGTGACCGCGTAACGTGCGTCGTCGGGTTTAGGGTCCGCATCTACCACCCGCGCTCCGAAGTCCGCGAGAAGGGCCTTGGAGGCGTCTGAGAGGGCATCTGAGGTGTAGATGGAGTCGAGCTTGACGTGTGGGGGGAGTTCGAGGGCGCGAATCGACTCAAGATGCGGCGCGAGGATCGAGACGTCGCTGTTCGTGACGGATGCTAGGAGGATTCGCATGGATCTTCTATGACCAGTTTAGGCATGGAGGAGAGCGCGGTGATGGTGAAGATGTCTCCGGGTTTCATGTGGCGAATGAACGCGCCGCCTTCGGGATCAATCACGTTAAACGACGCGGCCTCGTCGGAGCACGTAATCAAGACCAGTTTGACTCCACTAGAGTGCATCTAGGATGTCGAACTTTGGAGGAGTTGGGAGGTGGAACGTGCTAGGAGATGGGTCCATGATCGAGATGGCGTGGGCGCGCTCGAACTCAGTTAGTTGGTGTGAGACGCGGGCGTAGGCTTCGTACTTTGCGGCGCGTAGATCCTCGGTTACGTAGGCGTAATGTAGGAGGTTGTAGCTGCGCGGGGCGTACACGATGGATTCCGAGGTGAAGTTCGTCGGGAGGTGTCCCGAGTGGATTCCCCGCTCTCCCCATTGCCAACCTCCCGGAGGTCCGAGGGGGGAGGTCTTTCGGATCATCCAAATGCGCGGGACGTTGTGTCCGCGCCAGTAGGAGTCTTCGCGGTAGATGAGCGGGTTGTGTCCCCAAAGATCGTAAAGCCGGAACGCAACCGCGTCCGCGCCTGGGTCGGTGAGGATCTTCGGATCGTCCGAGGGCGTCATGTCCCCGTCGAGGAAGAAGATGTAGTCGCCCATGCGCGAGAAGCCCCACGCCGCCTCGAAGAGATCGCGACGCGCACTTGACTCGCGGCCCCACGCGGGTGCGACATCCTTCTCGCGATCCACGACGAACGCGCCGAAGTCCGATGCGAACTCGCGTGTTCCATCTGACGAGGCGTCATCCATGACGATGATCTCGGATGCGAACCTCGCCCAGGTGCGTAGTGCGGCTGGGAAGAACCTCGCCATCTCATCCTTGACGAGGGTTGCGACGTTGATCGAGGCGCTCACGATGCGTTGCGGAGGGAGTAGTAGGTGAGGTGGAGAGCATTTTGGATGACGACGATGAGCTGCACGTTGTGGTTCCATCCGGTAATCACATCTGAGTGATACACATCGCGTGATCCGATGAACGTAATTCGGAACTCCGGACGCTCACACGTGTCTCGCGTGAGGCGACCCCGCCGCACCTCGGTTGTGGAAAGGCCGCGCTCTTGACGCACTCGCATCCCGGAGCAAAAGAACTCCACGTTCGCGGTGTTCCAGTTGTAGTTCTGGATTGCGTAAGGAAAGACGAGCTTGGTCGAGCCGCGCTCGAACGCACCAGACGAGGTGCATGTCACAAGGATGAACGCGGCGAGCAACGCAACAAGGAGTTTCATGTGTTTCATCCCTCTAGTCTAAGGCCCCGGAAGTACGCCACTCCGTCAAAGATCGAAACCGGCTCGAACCCCCACCTCGTGCGATCGTTGCTCCACGTCACAACCCCAAGCCCTTGCTGCCAGTTTGCGTGGGCGACGTAATCCGTGCGGATGCGTCCGAGCATGCCGAGTTCGTGCCAGGAATGGATGCCGTTGTAGTCGGTGTGGTAGTATGCACCTTGGCGGTGGGTATGTCCCGAGAGTCCGGACTTGCCGTAGCGATCGTGTTCTGCGCGCGCGGAGTAGGCGGAGTTGGACCGAACGGTGTTCCCATGGATGAGGATGAGTTTGTCAAAGAGCGTCACGTGGCGGGGATACGGGATGACTTCCCATCCAAGCGAGTCCAGACCTAGAAGACGTCCCCAGGAGAGCGTCTCCGCAACTTCGGGGAGCGTGAGGATTTCCCCAAGGTCGCGTTCATTCGCCGCTTTCCAGAGAAGGCGTTTGAGGCGGTCCTCGTGGTTGCCCTCGAACCAGAGGTGGCGTGCGTCAGGAGTGATCGAGTGGACCTCGCCAAAGTCCTTCGCCGCGAGAAGGCGCTCCTCGTGGAGCGTGACGCGATCGTGTGGGTCCTTGGCGTACTTCGAGATCGACACGCAATCCAAGGTGTCCCCATGATCCACAACGATGTCGGGACGAACGATGTCGAGGATTTGGTTGCGGATCGCGAGAGCGCGTGGGTCATGAAATGGGAAGTGAATGTCGCCGTAGTGGACGGATTGGGTTAGGTTGGAGGACTTTGCGCGCGCGACTTTCTTAGAGGCGACATGGATGTTGATTGGGCGGAGTGCGTCGTTTGACGGGGGCTCGATCGAGTTGGCACATTCTGGGCTGCAATACTTCACGCCCCATCCGTAGTAAGGCGTGGAGCACCTGAGACATACTCTGTGTTTCTTGCTTGCCATGCGTACCTCGACGTCGAGAGGCAAGGAGAGTTGCTTCAATTATGTATAATTTAAGCGGGAAGCACGTCCGGTGTCAAGCGGCGGGCGCGAGCAAGACCCTCCACGCAGTCGAGTACCACACGAGCGTTACTCCTCCAACCTTTCCGCCGCCGAAGGTCAAGTTCAGCGCGTTTGGGGTGAAGATCCGTTGGTTCGCGGAGGAGTTGTGTATGAGGCTGAAGAGTCCGGTGGTGTTGAGTTTGACGACGTAGAGGATTTGGCCCTCGATCCCCCCACAAATCCCGACAAGTCCACCGGGTTGAAGTTGTGTCCACGACGACAACTCCGACGTCCGTCACGTCCAACGCGTCGGAGGTGGCGTTCACGACAGATACGGTGCGTTGGGTGTTTAGACGATTGTCCGCAGCGGCGTTAAGCCAGGCGTTCATGTTTGTGGGGGTGAGCTGGTCACCCTCGGATGTGTAATCTATAGGGCTCATGTCGGGTCAT